TTAAACTCGTTGTCTATCTCTGTGCCTTTAACAATCTTGTTAGCATCGCCTGTTGATAGTGTGTCTTTAGTGGCAAAGTTCGTTGCCTTTGTATAATTACTCATAATGTTTTACCTTGTTTAAGGAAGAAGTCAATTTTCTGTATCGATAACGGTGTGCCGTCAATGTCTGATTCAAAACCTAATTGCATAACAGTGCCTGAGCCTGAAGCTGAAATGTTAGCAATGTCTAAAGCAATACCGTTAGTATAAGTAGCAATGTTGTACTCAGCTGTTCCGTACTCCCAGACTGATACTCTCTGTAGTATAATACCACGAGAGAAATAGTTACGAGTATAATCATAGCCCCACTTAACAGCGATAGGTTGATTAGAACCACCGATAGCTGTCACATTGATACGCTTTAGAATCTTGTTTGTAGTAGCTGAACCAAAGTCAAAGTAGTTAGTAAAGTAAGACATACGATAGGTTGCACCGTTGTCTTCATAGGTATCATATTTACCAATAAACCCACCCTTACCAATATATAACTGTCTATCCTGTGTTACACAAAATGCTGTTGGTGTTATTTGTTTCCAGATAGTTGTTCTTGCTGCACCATTCTCTAACACACCTCTTGTGTCAAAACAGTAAGTAAAACCAGTAGAAGGCAAAGACAATAAGTAAAAAGCTTCTGTTGAAAAGTAAGTTGCTTTTATATTCTTTAATACTTCAGAAGCCACATTAGTTAATAACTCATCTCGTACATTCTTAGATACATCTCTAAACGGTAGTGATTTTTCTTGCACAACTCGCTGTAAAGACTGAACACCAGTAGCAGACAAAAACATTAAGTCTGTACCAATAGAAGCTACAGAGTCTCTAGCAATACAACCAATACCAGTAATAACATCTTGGAGTGTTAAAGCTGAGGGGTCTACAGGATTGCTATAAACAACAATATGCTTTTCACAGAATATAATTAAGAATCCATTGTGAGAAGCTAAAGCAACAATAGGGTCATTGTTAGGAACAACTTCACTAATGTCTAAGTATCCTGCAGTTCCTGTCTTCCATTCAGCAGGGTTTAACAAGTCACTGAAGTACACAGTTTGTCTATCGTTAGCAATGTCTGCTACCCATGAACGACCAAACGCTGTCATAGCAATGTTTGGAGTAAAGCTGGTTGCAGTGTAAGAACCTGGTAAATTAGTAGCAATATCACCTAATCTTTGTAAACCATAAGCACCTGTGTGAGCATGAGCTGTTGCACCTAACTTATGATAAACCAATAGAGGATGACCAGCTTGAGCTAAGATAGCATGACCTGAAGGAGTTGCTCCAGTGTCGTAAGGCATACCACTAATCTGCCAGTTGTCATCCGTGATGGTGTAAGTTAAGTTACCAGTGTCAGTACTGTTACGAACAGCTAATTCAGTTAAAGTTGTAGTGCCTGAATAAATCTTATTATTGGCTGCAGACAACACTACATTACCGTCATCTTTAAATACCTCAAAGATAGCTCTAAATGCTCCTGTAGAGGCTGCAGTAGTGTTGACCTTAGTCCACCCCTTACGAGCACCAATACGCCCATATCGGTCAATTACGCAGTTATTAGCTTCTAGTGCAAAACCAGAAGACAACTCTACTGAGGAATCTTGAGTATTCAGACCATAGAAACCTGGTGCTGCAATTGTTCCAGTTGTTATTTGTTCTGCCATTACGCTGAATACCACATATATTCTTCTTGATAGTGACCAGCCTCAATAGAGATATGGTCAGTCAATGATTGTTTATAAAGAGCATACGCTTCATTAGAGGCAAGACCACCATCTTCACCTCTTTCAGCCAATGCCTTAGCATAAGCTAACATAATTACTGGTTCATCAGGAACTTTAAGAACAGTAGAGTCTGTTACTAATCTAGTTTGAGGAACAATCATGTTAAATCGTAGGTTATAGACACCATCTGGTTTAGGATATACGTCTACCTGGGTGTCACCATTGTTGTTAACACCGTTAAAGTTATACCATAAAGGACTACCCTTTTGCACAGTGTTAGGAATAAGGAATAACTCATCCATATCTAACCCTGTCTTGTAGCCCATAATTTCGTTAGAGGTGTCGTTAATAACGTTAAGAATACGAAAACGAGTACCACTACCTACTAAGACATAGTTAAAGATATCATCTGCAGTTACTGCTGTTAGCGTGTCTGTTAACGCATTCCAGTTATAAGCATCTTCTACGGTACGTTTAGCATCATTGACAAGTTTACCTATTAGCTTTGAATAGGCGTTATCAGAGACAGATGATACTTCACCCTCTCTGAGTCGAATTAGTACATCGTTAACAAGTTCTATATATGTCATATTTTTTAATTAGTGTTAGGGTTTATTGTTAACATGCTATATAAGTATTATTATAACATATTTTCTTGGTTTTGTCAAGCATTATTTTTCTAAATGTTGGTTTTAAGTAACAATAATCGGAATAAAACCGATTAAGACTGAAAAATTTCTTTCTCATGGGAGCGTCTCTTGACCAATCCAGGTAATACCCTACCCCTTGCCTTAGTCCATATGAGAAACTGCTCTGCAGCCCCCTCAAAATCGCCCCTATTGACCTTCATTCTAAGGGTAGAGTTTTGAAGATTTCCTAGCCCTACGTTAAAGCTGAAACTAACCAAAGCATCAAACTGTCCCTGGGTCAATTCTACCTTAATTAGTCTTGAAACACCAGCCTCAAACCTTGCTAAATCCTTACGTAAGATATCATCTATCTCATCAGGACTTAGAACCCTATCCCAACCATCAGGAATAGGTAATTGTTTTCTATCAGCCATTGGAACTTTAGCGTGGTTTGGGTCAATAACATGTCCTACTCCTACGGTCCATAAAAGTGCAGGACATTGATAAGGCTTGTTACGAACACCCTCATCTTTCTTAATCTGTTCTATACACTTTTGACTTACTTTCATTTCTTAGACCAGCCTCTAGAACCGAACCAATAGCCGATAATAGCACCAAGCATAGCCATCTCATCTTCACTAAATATCATATCAGTTGCTTTAAGGAAGTCATCCACATTGGTAATCAAAGTACCGTGAGTGAACAGATACCAACCAATACCGATATTGATGATGAACAACTCAGCTACAAACAAGTAAGTAACTACAGGACGAACAGTAGCAACGAATGTAGAAGCCCACGGAGACGCTCTCTCAAGCACCTTAGCATCGTGAGCATAAGCAGCCTTAGTCATGTCTGCATCAGTCTGCATCATTACTTGGTCTGTACGAATCTCTTCGACCTTAGCCTGAGCTAAGAAGCCCTTTTCCATCATCTGGATTTCACGCTCTGTCTGCATCTGAGCTAGTTCTAACTCGTGCTTCTTGTCAGACTTGTCCTGGAAGAATCCTAATAGGCTAGGTAGTCCTGAGACTAACAATCCACCTAGTGTTGAAATTAATGAAAACATACTTACTCCTTGTTTGCCAATGGGTTATCTAAAGCTCTTTTAATCTTTGTGTCTACTTCTTTACGCATCTCACGAAGGTCTTTGTCGACATCACGAGACAACTGCTTACCATCTCTCTCAACTTGTTCTACAACCTTCTCTAGTCTGCGAACATCATTCTTAATGTCATTCTTGATGTCTCTGGTGTAGTCGTTAACCTTGGCTGTGGACTCTTCCATCAACGCTAGTTTCTTGTCGTATTCAGTAAAGTCTGGGCTAACATAGTTCTTAATAGCAGAACGCATAGACATATAGTCATTGTATACTTCAAAAGCACCCCAGAATGCACCGCCTACGACTGGAGCAATAGCAACAATTATTACCATGAGTTTGTTAGTTAGCTTAAAACTAAAGCCAGCTACGCTAATCTCTTTTTCTATACTGCTCATCTACCATCTCCTCATGTGTTTTCTGACTACCCATTATCAGAGCATAGTAGCTCCTGTTATTATCTTGTATTGGTTTCTTAATCATGTTCCTAAACAGCATATCGACAATCATCAATGGCTGTGTCTGTATCGGTACATCGACCATCACTGGTGCTGTCTGCGTGACTTCATTCTTAACTTCAGCTCTAGTCTGCTTTGCCACTGGTTTAGCTTCCGTCTTCTTTTCCTGCTTTGGTTCTGCTTGGGCATTTTGAGCTGCAGGTTGCGTATTATTCTGTTGAACTGGTGTGCTAACATTACTTGGTCTCGTTATTACTTCGTTGACAACTGTGTCAGACACGATAGGAGTTTCAATGCTGACTGTGCCTGTTGTACTGACTTGAAGTACTGGTGCTGAAACAACTGGTTTTGATGTTGGCACAACATTAGCAAGTGCATAAGCTTCGTTGTATCCACTACATCCTCTGTCATACAACGGGTTAAGGCTGCATTGTTGATTGAAATAAGCTTGAGAATACCCTGTACATCTTGTGTCATATAAAGCATTCAATCCACATTGTTGATTAAAGTAAGCTTGTTCGTAACCAGGACACCGATTGTTATATAAACTGTTCTGTGTACACTGCTGGTTAAAGTAAGCAACTTCATACCCTGGACAACTAGAATCATACAAACTACTTAAACTACATTGCTGTGTCAAATAAGCTGCAGCATACCCTGAACAACTGGTGCTGTACAATGGGTTAGAAGAGCACTGTAGTGTTGTATAAGCCTCTTGATAACCTGCACAGCTAGGACTGGACAAAGGGTCTACTAAGCACATATCGCCAGTAGAATGTGTAATATACGACACATTTTCTGTTCTGCTAAACCCTGCACCGCTATAATACTGTGTATATTGACTGACCGAGCTATCCCCAGTCATACCGATAGTTACTGTTCTACTAGGGTCAATATTCACTTTTTCATAATGCATACCTATAAAGCCACTAGGTCTAATCTCAACACCGAAAGTATTTAAGTTATCTGGTCTACCAAACTCACTGATGTTTTCCCACTTATACCGCTGATACTGAGCAGTTCCTTCAGTTAAGAACTTACCTGAGTAGTTAAGTAAGTCCGTCTGCAATGGCATAATAGCAAAGCTAAACGGATGGTTCTGTTGTGTTATGTCATATCCTGAACAACAGAAATGATTTGTTGGATTGAGAAACCCAATAACACCATTACTGAACATATAAGATTCAGTGAACACACGACCGTAGTAAGGAAAAGCAAACTGTAGTGGAACTCTGACATAGCCATCGTCTGAAATGTTGTGTTGTAATACAACTTGTGCACTAGCAATATTGCACCATAATGCAATGACAGCTAACCATTTCATTTTATCTTAGGACGAGTCGGAATCAATGCAGTGTTGTCTAACCAATAGTTTTTAGCTTCAATACCTACTTTACCTTCGACTGGACAGAATGTGCCAGCATCCCACATAGCCCACCAAATAGCAGCATCCTGACACATCACTGATACAGCAGCAGTCTTCATCTGCATATTGAACAATGATTCAGCTTTGATAATCATTTCACAGTTCTTATCTGTGATAGTAGTACCCATTGAGATACCAAATATTTGAGTCTGCACCGCTGCAGCCACACCGCTAGAACACATCTTGTTATTGATGGTTGTAATAGAAGGACTAATAGCTGATGGAGGAGGAGACTTTACTGTTGTCTCAGCCTTAGATGTAGAATCAGTAACGATAGTCTGTGCATTAGCATCAACATAACTAATACAAACAAGTACTAAACCAATCCAAAGATAAAATAAACCTTTCATTTAATAACCACGCTTTGCACCCATCTTTTTGGCTGGAGCAGCCTTCATCGGAGTGTTAGCTTTCTTAGCGTATTCTTTAGCTTCTTTTTTACCCTTAGCTGTGTATGGGAACTTCTTGTCTTTGACCATTGGCATAATTATTTCCTTTATTAAGAGACGTGTTGATAAGATGTGGTTTGTAATATTTCCATAGTAAAAATACAACTCATAGTTGCACCTGATTCGGATGTGACTGTAATATAATCAAACTCATCCATCACCATCCGACCTTGATTAAACTGAAGAGCATCTCCAGCACCAAGTGACTTAGCTCCTACAATAGGAACAGTAGCAGCAGTACTAGCATCATGCACTGCAGCAGAAATAGTTTTAGTTGTTCCACCACTGTTTGCAAGAAACAATAATGTAGCAATGGCTTTACATCCTTTAGGTACTGTATAAATAGTAGTGGTTACACCTGCAGTAATGTTTTTAAAGATTGTTAGTTCTCTCATTTAAAGTGTCCGTTTCCAGCTAACCAAGTTACAAGGGCAAGAACCCCTATACCAACAATATAAAAGGTTTTCTTTACAACCCCTTTACCAACAGAGATATAGACATTCTCAATAACTCTTTCAGTTACTCGTTCAACAATGACTTCAATTTGCTCATCAGTTAATGGTAGGTTATTGTCATTCATAGTTATTCATCCGCTGGTAATGGTGTGTTGCCGAGTTCAAGCCACTTTTGATACTCTTGAAAATCGACATTGGCTGGGTCAAAAGGGATGCAAGCGTTGTCTGATAGGCGGATTACAAATTGTCTTTGTGTATAATCCAGTGGTGTTAATTTATACATTTATAGCTCCGCAGATAAGATAAAACCAAAGTCTATTTGTCCAACAGTTCCAGCACCCGCTCCAGAATCAATTGTGCAAGTAGTATACCCAAGACCATTTGCATCTTGACCACCAGCTACACTTGTGATAGAATAAAAAGCAACACCAGGTTTATGAAAGCGACCACCGCCAGGAATGTTCACGGTTGGGGATGCTCTTAAAGGAACATATTGAGAGTAAGAACCAACACAAGAAGTTTCGTTTACTATTTGAGTACCAGCATAAAAACCACCTGTTCTCTGGTAATACCTCTGACACAAAGCTTCCTCAGTACCATAAGGTCTGTAATCAAAGCTAGTAGCAGTAGAGCCTTTTTCTAGTTGAACACCTGTGATGTAGAAGGTTGCTCCGCTAGTTCCTACTACTGATGTTGCTCCTGTGGCTGAAAGGTAATAATTTCCTGACCAAGAACCAGCAGTACCGCTTACTGTAGAACCGCAACCAAGACTCCATTGCAAAGAAATACCAAAACCATTTGTAGTATTCCAAGTACCTGAAGTATCGCCAGAAATAGTGATAGATTTCTGTTCCCAAGTATTAGCGGCTGAAATTGTGTAGCTAAATGGGTAGCTTCTGTTATAGCTAGCATTATGAATAGAACCGCCAAAAGTACCAGTTAGTGAGCTACGAACCCAAAAAGATAAAGTTACTGTAGAAGCATTTGCAGTACCCCATCCTAAGTCAGCCATGTTAAAACCTTCAACTCTCTGACCAACAATAAAATTGTCGCTTGAACTAATAGAATAAGCTGAAGAAGAAGTGCATCCCAAATAGTTTACAAATCCTGTTGGCGGTGTAACTGACCCAGCATTTTGCTGAACTGTAAATTTAGAAGCTGCACTTCCAAGAGCAAAAAATCTATCAACAGTATAAACAGAACC